CCAAGCCTATGAAAAACTTAATTCTGTTATAGAAGCGACGAAGAACAAAATAGATGAATGGCGAGCGAAGAATGACGACTCCAAAGTTGACTCGTTCACTGTCACTATGACCAAAGAATTAGAAAAGATAGACAAAACTTTGCGAACGAGCAAAGCATCTGAAATACAGAAGAACCAGCTCAGAGAACTTCGGGTTGAACTTGAAGCAGTAGGACGTGAACGTGAGAAGCAAATAGCTCTGGATGAAGCTCAGAAAGCACGAGAAGCATTTACTAAAGACCAAAAGCGTGTAACGAGTGCGTACAAAAAGCTATTCGGTGCAGATAATGCAGAGGTGTATGACGCTGCGAAGGCACAATATGACAGAGACATTGTGAACTTCAAAGACGCTCTCGATAAGAAGGTTATTTCTCAGCAAGAATATAACAGCATGATTATGATGCTTGATAAAAATCTCGCTGACGCTAAGCTGCGGTCTCAAACTGACCTATTTTCACGACTACAAGTGTCTATCGACGAGTACTATAAAAAATACGGGGATTTTACTACAGGCATAGGGAACGTTTTAACGACTGCCATGAACGCTACTGCGTCAGCAGCCGCAGCTTTCGCTGTAAGCGGAGCTAGAGACTTCAATTCTTTGGCTGATGCTTTCGATCAAATGGCACAACGCATATTGTCTACTGTCGCCGAATTGTTGGCTCAACAATTCGTAGCTTCGATGTTCAAAAGTCTCGGGAGCATATTCTCTGGAGGAAGCTCTTTCGGTGGTTTTTCTTCTGGCGTGTCTGCTGGCGCAGGATGGATCGGCGGTTCTGCAAACGGGAACGCCTTTGCTGGAATAAGCGGTTATAGCAATTCCATCGTAGCAACGCCTACGCTGTTCTCTAATGCTGGAAAAATTCCAGCTTATGCTTCTGGCGTAGGTCTTATGGGTGAAGCTGGTCCAGAGGCAGTTATGCCCTTAGTTCGTACCTCGTCAGGGAAACTAGGTGTGCGTTCAGAGGGTGGATATGGTTTGAATCAGGTAATCAATGTGAATGTCATGAATAACACTGACTCAAGAGTCACTACTCGCGAATCAAAAGATGAACAAGGTAACGTGAATCTGGAAGTGATGATCGACCAACAAAATGCTCTTCTTATGAGGAGACCTGGGTCAGCTTCGTTCCGAGCATTGCAGTCTTTCGGAGCAGCGCCTTCCTTGGCTAATAGATAAAAGGAATGACTAAAAATGGCAGAAGTAACAATTCCCTCATGGCCGTCTACTCTACCCCAAGCGCCACTTATTGCGGCTTATTCGGAGTCAACAAAGTCTTTAGCATCTGTTGTTACAACAGGTAATAAATCTGCGATCATTAGAAGAAATACGACTCGATCTCAGACTCCTATGAAAGTAGCTTTTAATTTTACAAAAGAACAGGTTGCTTTCTTTGAGACTTTTTTCTATGATACTCTTGGTGGGGGAATAAGAATCTTCTCATTCACGCATCCTCGAAAGAAAACAACAATAGAAGTAAGCTTCGATCCTTCACAAGAAGGAGTGTACACAATAGAACCTCAAGACAACATGTCCTTTTTTAAGATAACTATGCAACTACTGGTGTGGAATTAAAATGGCTCGAAAGGTATCGAAAAGAGTAAGAACTCATGTTCAGCAAGAAGTAGACCCTCTTATCAAAGTGTTCCTTTTGACAATACGTCACAGTGATCTTACCACGCCGATTAGGGTTTCTTCTGATCCTACTGAACGATTAGGATCAGACGGAACAAATGTCATTTACGGAACAGTCTCCAATGGTGAGAATTTTTATTACGCAGGGTTTGATGCTTCTTTAGCAACAGACGAAGACGGGTCTGCGCCTCAAGTTCGCATATCTTTGCCTATGGCGAGTAGAACAATTGTAGAAGCTATTGAAAGCATGGGCGCTGGCCCAGTATCAGTAGACTTGCAACTCGTCTTTTCTGACTCTCCAGATATTGTAGAAGTAGAAATTTCGGATATGGAACTCACGGACATAACCTATGATGAAACGTCAGTATCGGGTGTGGTGAGCCGTGATCTTCTTTTTCAAGAACCTTTTCCTTTTAGGTCTTTCACTCCTAAGGAATACCCTTATTTGTTTATCAACCGCACGAGTTCATAATGAAAGAATTTACGCTAGAAATGCAATCTAAATACAGTAGAGTTCCTTTCAAGGAACACGGAAATACCCTCTCTGGGTGTGATTGTGGCGGTCTTGTGTGGCTTATATATAAGAATGAACTAGGGATAACCCTTCCTGATTGGCGAAAGTATTATTCTAGCACACAAATAGAAAATTCTGATGAACTTTCGGGTACAATAAGCACGATGCTTGGAGAAAACGGTGTGGAAGTGCCCTTGAGTCAAGTGCAACCTTTTGACGTACTCTCGTTCAGAATAGGAACGGCGCCAATACATGTTGGGATAGCGGTAAATGCTAGACTGTTTTTACACATCATGGCTGGACGAACCTGTGTCGCTCAAGAGCGCTTAGACAGTCCTCAATGGAAAAATAGATGCACGGGGTGTTTTAGGCATGAAAGAATGTTCTCGGAATAAGCTGCTAGTAGGACTATACGAAGACGCCAAAGAATCCAATCCCGCAAGACCGATGTGCGATGTATCTGGGTGCGTTCATCCCTTACGTCCTCAGATGAGAGCACGGGGTAAAGTATACGCTGGGTCTTCGGTAGAAGCGGCAGTTACCGAGGCTTGCTCGGCTGCTGGCATTCGTAAGAGACACATGAAATACGGTATTGCCCAAATAGGCACACGCGACCTCGAAAAAGGCGTCACTGTATGGAAACCTGTACTGCGAAAGCATTGGACCTCTAGAACGCTCAAAGAAGGCGAATTATTACGTTTCCGAATGTTGCCTCAAGGTGGAGGCGGGGGAGGCGGAAAGAACCCTTTACGTTCGATTTTGATGGTCGTTGTAGCCGTTGTTGCAATCGCTGTTTCGTGGGGCGTGGCTTCAGCTCCGATATTCGGTGCCGCTGGTGCTCTTGCAGGAATGGGAAGTTTGGCTGGTGGTCTTGCTGGTCTTGCTGTGACAACTATCGGCATGGTGCTTGTCAATGCTATTGCCCCCGTTAAACCGCCTTCAGTAGCTGGTCTTTCTTCTTCCCGTGGGTCGGAGAGCCAAGTCTACGCTATATCTGCTGGACGTAATTCGATAAACCAATGGGGTCGTGTACCTGCGCCGCTAGGTACTGGTCGTTTCGCCGCCCCTAAAGCAGCTTCCCCATATACCCAGACCAAAGGTGAAGACCAATATCTTCACGAATTGCTGTGCTTGGGTATAGGAGACATGAATATATCTGGGCTGAAGATAGGAAACACGCCTATCGAAGAGTTCACAGATTGTGAATACGAAGTCTACACCTACGATCCTAAGAATCCTAGAAACTCGAAGTATTACCCTACAGGCGTGTATCAAGAAGACCTTTCTGTCCAATTAAAAAAAGACATTTGGAACTCCCGAACAACCGCAACTTGTGACAAAATAGAAATAGATTTTTCGTTCCAAGGTTTGTGCTATTTTAACGACCAAGGTAACCCGACAACGACGTCTGTTGAATTTTATATTCAGTATAAAAAGAAGAACGAGTTAAAATGGACGGAAGTGTCTGCTCCCTCTTCAGTAGCAGCGAAAAACTACACAATGAGCGCTTATGACTTTTCTGGTGATTATCGTGATGTGGCTATTGTGTGCCATCCCGTTAATGGAACGTATTTAAGGTATGACGCTACGACTGCCCCATCTGGAGAGATATTACTGGGAGTTGTTCGTCTGACAAAGAAGCACGGTGTTGCTACCTACACTGCTTGCCCTAATGAAAACTGCGGGTTATATGAAATACCATACACCAATTGTATCGTATCTTTAACAAAAGGTGTTCAAAACGATACCAGCTATACCGTCAGTGGTTTATCTGTTTCTGTGTCGAGCGGTAACGGGAAATTATCGGGATATTTTCCTTATTATAGCGTGCGTGGAGCAGCAGGGTCTATCTCTGTATCTGGTGGGACACTGACAAAGAAAGGAGATACGACTGGCTCATTGGTCGTTACTTATTCTGGATCACAGTCAAGACTGTTACGAAAGACATACACTATCGACGTGGCGGACAGAGATCAGTATGACGTTCGCATTAAACGGAACACCGCAGACTCGACAAATGATCGTGTACGTGACGAATCCTATTGGTCGGCACTACGGTCTATGACGAATGATAATCCTATCCATACGGACTATCCTGTCATGTTATTGGCTCTCCAAATTAAAGCCACTGGACAATTGTCGGGAGCAGTAGACACACTTACACATTCGTACCAAACAAAGTGCCTTGATTATGATAAAGACACAAAGACATGGATAAAAAGGTTCACGTCTAACCCTGCGTCCATCTATCGTTATGTGCTTCAAAATGCAGACGCTATGGCAAGACCACAACCCGACAAAGTGATAGACCTTCCTTCTTTAGAAGAAGCACACGAATACTGGGATGAAAAAGACTGGAATTATAACTTCGTTTGTGACTCTTCAGTAAGCGTTTTTGAACGTCTTCAGTCAATTTGTGCCGCTGGTCTTGCCTCCCCAACAATGGTCGACGGGAAATGGGCAATCATTGTTGATAAAGAACGCACCAATGTAGTTTGTGCTTTCACTTCAGCCAATGCTTGGGGCTGGTCTTTTAAACGTACACAAGTTCGTCTTCCAAACGCAATACACTGTTCCTTTATTTCTGATGTCACTTGGGACACGGATATGCGTGTTGTGGCTACAGATGAACCCGTAGCTGATCAATATATTTATGAAACACAGCAATATGAAGGTGTAAACTCGTCTAATCAAATATACTACCTCGCTCGTTTTCATTACGCCGATGCTAAAGTGCGTCGTCGTGTAATATCTTTACGGTGCTACGATGAAGCATTGCTGTGCACACGCGGAGATTTAGTAGAATGTGCTTGTCCAAATGTTTCCCCTCAAGGGCTACAAGTAGGACGTGTGCGTAAGATAACAAAAGACGCAGAAGGAAACGTAGTTTCTTTTACTACTGACCAAACACAAACGGCAGAAATAGGAACACGTCGATTCGGGGTACGTATTTACAATAACGCTGGCGCGATACTTCATGCTGAAGTAAAACAAGAAGATCGAACCCAAGCAAAAATAACGCTTTTAATACCTCAAAAAATGGACATTGAAAGTGGAAACAAATATGCTTTTGGCGATTATTCTGAAGAGACATTTAAAGCAGTTGTTATCGGCTTACAATATAATTCTGATTGGACTTGTGACGTAACTTTACAGGATTATCAGCCCCAGATTTATGGTAATCTCAAAGAAGAAATACCTGAATTTATGAGCATTATTACTCGACCTATTGAGGACAAATGGCAAATTTATAACGCTCCTACGATAATCAAAACGACCACCGACGAGTCTGTCCTCTTAAAAATGTCGGACGGGACGTTGATACCTCGTATTCTTGTTGATTATAAGCACCCTAATGACGTTGATCCTAAAGCATATTTTGTGAATTGCGAATTTTCTGAAGCTGGAAAAGAACAGTGGTCTACCGCGCAAAGAGATGTGGCTATGACAGAATCAAGCGTCTTCATTTCTAATGTTTCAGAATTACAGCTATATGACGTTCGTTTAAAGTACACTGGCGCCTCTGGAGAAACTGGTCCGTATGTTTATGCGCGAGACATACGAGTCATAGGAAAGACAAGTCTTCCGCCTAGCGTGAAGGGCTTTACAGCGGCAATAAACAGCCCTCTAGGCATTCTTTTGAAGTGGGACAAAATAAGTGTAAAAGACCTCTCTAAATACGTCATTACAGGCGATGCTAAAACGGAAACAGTAGATAATCAAGCTATTGTTCAAGTAGTAAATAAAACGGGAACTCTGTCTTTTAACGTCGTGAGTGCAGACACGGGTGGACGTATTTCTGAGACCCCAGCAAAAGCATCTGTTGAGGTCTATTCTCCCGCTACACCTTCCAGCGCGAACATGTCTACCCGTACAGATGGACTGTACATTACTTGGCAAGACTGTGCCACAACATGGCCCGTTCGCGCCTACACAATTAAAGACCTCTTCACTAATGAAACAAGCACAGAGATGAAGACGCAGCTCGTTCTTTCTCCACGCCCAGCCGGTAATTACACTTTACAAGTTCGCGCTTTTGACATTTTTGGTAACTACGGAGAGACAGGAAGCGTATCCTTCTCGATAACTCAACCCGCTGTGCCCGAGGTGTCGTCTGTCGTAAAAAATGGTGTCGTGCGAATTGAGTGGAAATCCGTGTCGTCCTCTTTCCCTGTTAAAGTTTATCGTGTATACACCGTTGACGGAAGACTTGTTCAAGAAACAAACAGCACCTTCTATGATGTAGTTGGCCCATCAGGAACCCTTGAGTTTCGTGTTCAGGCAGAAGACAGCGCTGGTAACTTGTCTGCTTTGGGAGAAGTATCACTCCATCTTACCGCTCCTTCAACCCCAGATATCACGGTGGCATTAGGAGCAAATAAGGACAACCTAGTATTAACGTGGAACGCGCCAACGTCAATGCTCCCAATAACGACCTATGAGGTGGTGCGACAATGGGACGAAGAGACATCGGCAGGTGTCATAGAATCACGAGAAGAAGATTACGGAAGCACGGACTCGACAACGCTTACCGTGCCCCCTTGTTCTGTTGGCTTACAGACCTTCATGATTCGTGCAACCGATCAATCTGGAAACAAGAGTGGGTGGGGATACACAGAATTAAACGTTAAAAAAGCAGGGTCGGTAACAATAACTGACGTCGCTGTTATCGATAACAACGTACAAATGTATTGGACAGAACCTCAGGTTCAATTCTTTGCGATAGCATATTACAACTTGAGCGTATTGGACGACGGGTACGCGATGCTCATAGGACGAATAGACGCACGTTTTGCTTCTCGCTTTGAGCATTCAAGCGGTTCGTTTACGTATCAAATATGCCCTGTTGATGTTGCTGGAAATATCGGAACGTGCAACAATATCACCGCCCAAATTTCACAGCCACCAGATTACGTGTTTTTCGATGACTATGATTCAACTTTTAACGGTCAAAAAGTGAACGCTCTTCTCGATGGGAAAGGGTCTATGTTCATTCCTGTACTAGATGAAACGTGGGACGCGAACAACACGCGTGTAGCTAAGCTCATCGGGAGTACAAAAAACGATCTAACTTGGTCTGCTAA